CCTGCGGTCATATTTATTGTTGCGCCTGATAAAGTCAAAATCGACCCAGATGCAATGGTCATTGTACCGCCTGATATTAATGTGAAATTTCCGGTTACTTCTATCTTGTGTGAGCCGGATATATAAATGTCACCTTCGTTCCATTGAGGGTCAGTTGAATCGTCAGCCATTTGGACTTGAACTGTCTCCGTGAACGAACCTGCTGCTACGTCAACTGTCTTCATAATTTTATAGGCGGTGTTTGTTGCGTCAACCCAGCAATACCTGTATCCTGCCGAGCTATTATATTCACCAACCTTGATAAGTATATTCCCCGATCTTCCAATCTCCTTTGTTGTCGAATGGTAGCCCCTCGTTACGTCAACATAATTATAAAGGGGGCTTCCGGCTATTGCGGTAACTCGCATCAACTCTGTACCGCCCGCCATTGTCTGAGCTTCTTTTCCTAGTTTAACAAGATCACCAACATTAATAATATCAGCAGACCCACTTACTCTGTTTTTAACATATATCCTAAAACTTGTTGTACCTGTTGCAAGAAAAGGAAATGTGATTTTTGCGTTTGGCGTAAATACAAAATCACCACCATAAACAGACACCATACGCACCTGTTGAGAGGCAACTCCTTCACCCACTGCATACTCACCATCTGGATCTGTTGCCGCTCCTCCCGTAGACGAACTTGCCAACACTGCCCTTGAAGCTAAATTTGAAACTGTTTTTATCCCATACACAACTACTTTAAGGTCAACTTCATTAGCCCACCTTAGTTCTTTTCTACCTGTGCTTGAGTTCCATACCAAGTTGGGAATACGAACCCATACTTCTTCATCCTTCTCAAGCTCCTTAAATGTCCACACAAGGCTCTTACCGTTTACCGAGTCCCATGTTCCACCAGTATAAACAGCATGAATTTCAACGTCTGTATAATTTATTGGAACGTCATAGTTTGCAAGTGGTGTTATTTTAGCCCACCTAAAAAAAGTAAGCTCTGGTGCAAGGGCCGATGGTGTTCCAGCCGCCTCTTCTGGGGCTGCCCCAAAAGAAACTTCGCTATCAGAATCCCACGATGTATGATCTCTCCAATTTGCACTTGAGCTATACGATGGCACGCCCGCCTTGCCTTCCATCCAAGCTCTTACGTTTATTTTACACCCCGAAAAAGTCGTTCCGTTGTCATTAAAATCAAAACGAGGGTATTTCAAAAGTGGATGATTTACATAAACCGTGTCTGATATTCCTGCAGAGGAGTCGTCTACATCGTCCCCTATAAAGAAAGTTGAATATGTCCAAAGTGTAGGGGCTATTCTGTTTTGCCAAGCTATTAATACCTGAAATCTTTTTGCGTAATAGTTTTCTCCTGATGGTACAGAAAAATAAAGATTTAGATCGTATGCCATGTTTCTGAAAAGAGCTATTTTTCTTGGAACTAAAACATGTGTTACAGGTATGTCGGTCATCGGCATTACTTCTGGGTCTTCGGTTGTAAATGTCCCTATTGCTGCAGAATAAGTCCAGTTTGTTTTATCTCCAACATAGTCTTCATATTTGAATTCTATTCTATATTCTGTGTCTTCTTGAAGGTTGTCTATTGTTACAAGTTTATAATCTGTTGCTACAGGAGTAACCGTTTCAAGGTTCTTTACTTCAAATTCACCATGCCTTGACCATAGGTTCGGCCAACCTGTTTTCTGTATTCTGTAACGCACCCTTGAGATGCCTTGTTCTATGACTCCGTTCGGTCCTATTTCTGGAAGTCCAAAGCCCTTGAAGCATTTTGGAATACCCCATGCTGAAATCTCTGCCCCTTCGTAAATACCTCCCATGTCAATTATGTCGTCCGGGGTGATCGGTGCAACAACATCTTCAGCCACAAAACTAAGGGGTATAGTCGGAAACCACTCTGTTCTGTTCCAGTTTTTGTCAACTGCTCTTACTTGAGCGTTATATGTGTATCCATTGGCTAGATTTGGTATGGTTACAATATATTTTGTATCAGTATCAACCATGTCAAGGTTCTTTTCAGCGTAATTGTGGGGGATGCTCCAAAGTGACGTTTCGGTGTCTCGTTTCCATCTTATATCATATGATGCTACCTCTGCGTCAACTCCGGTTGCGGGTAGGAACTTGAGCCCCATGTCAATTAAAACTGCCCAGAACAGGCCGTGTGCTTTACCGTCTACGTCTTCTAGGGCCGGGTTGTCTCCTGTCCATGTTGGGGGGTCGTTAAATTCTGAGCTATCTGCCACCGCGGTATAGTCAGAGTAATGTCCGGTGTTGTCATAAGACCTTGCTTTTATGTAAACTGGAAGAATATTTGTGTCGAAAAACCAGCAATGATTCCCAAAGCTAGTAGATTTTCTCTGTGTCTCTGTTGGTATAAATTCATGATCTGTGCCGACATTGCCGTCAGCGTCCTTACCGGCAAAAAATTCAATGGTTTCCCCGCCCTTGTCTTTTGGGGCCGGATTAACCTGGCAATGAACCAAACGAAGCAATCTTTTAATTGTAAGTCCCTCCGGTACTGAAGGTCCCATTGTTATGTCATGTATTTCTATAGGATGGTAGTCCGTCCATTCTCCGTTTATCTCTCCCTTAATTCCTCTAACTCTTACCTCAATAGACATTATCCCCACGATGTTACTAAAAGACACTGTAGGGTCTACTGATACTTTTGATTCAGGGTCTACCGTGTCGCCCGATATGACCATTTCTGTTTCATAGCTGGTTGCCCCTAAAGACTTATCCCATGTAACCGTGATTGTCTGTGATTTTGCTGATGTTGGGTTTGTCTGTGGTGTAACAATTATATTTACATTTTTAGGAGGTTCAGGCCCTATGTGTTTTCTTCCGGAATATATGTCCTGTTGGCTTTCTTTTGTCTTTGCAAACCTAGAGTCATCAGATACTTTATATAATTCATCAAGTGATCCTTCAAGGGCCACCCTGTTTATAGTACCGTCTTTATTAAAAATGTTATGCTTATTTTTCATACGGTTGTACCTTCGTCTGTTTCTGCTTCTGCCTCTATTACTGCCATAATAAGTTTCCATGCCCCGGCTGATGAAGCACAAGACATTGAAAGTCCAATAAATGCCCCCTGGTATTCTGGTTTTGAGTTTATTTTGCTCATTTGTGGATAGGCTTTGTCACCCAGAGTGAAGGTGTCTGCTGTTTTTTCTTCGTAATCAATTACCGGTTTCAAGGTCAAAATGTCTGCTGCTCCGGTCTTCTTGCTCATTACCCAAAATTGGTGAGGCATCGTCCTCTTTTCAAACCCTGATATGTATCTTGTGGTTATCTTCGCTGTTATGTCTGCTCCATTGTCTGTTGTGCCAGTAAACAGGTTCCATATATAGTATTTTCCTGATAAAACTGTAGAATATGCCCCAAGGAGGTCTCCTTCAAAAGTGTCAATTATTGCCCCTACCGACCATCCGACGCCAGAATGAACCGCCTCCCAACAATCGAACTTTAAATTGTAAGTTATTATAATATCATTCTTTGTAGATCCCGCTGCTCCCTTAACTGCAAATAATATTCTGTCATTGTTATAAGTAGCTCTGGCGTTTGTGTCTGCATACTTGAATAAGTCTTCAACTGGCGCATAAAACTTGTCGTCAATCTGGTTCCCGACAAGCCTATAAGGTCTGTTATTCCACATAAAGTAAATTATGTTATTAAATTCTGTTATGGTGTGCGGGTGATTACAGCCTATTTTCTTACTTAAATTGTCATAATAATACGTTCCTTGTGAAGACACTACTCTGTATATTCCGTTGTTTCTTAAAATGCAATTATGGCATCATCCCGAAACGCCATTCCGGTTCCACCGCCACCCACCGAGGGGTCTATATCTACGTAGTTTGTTGTCGGAAATGCTGCCGCCCTGAACGGCCTCGACCATGATAGTCTTGACTGATGTGCCAGATTGTTAAATAAAAACAGGCTATTATTATCAGTTCCGGAATACTTCGCTATTTGTGGTTGCTCAAAATCAGAATCTAATTCTTCTAACAGCTTACTATCGTCTGTTGTATCTACATACTGCGTTACGGTATTTCCTATACTGGCTACAAATCTCCATTTACTGCTCGTTCCCCCGGCCCTGTAAATATCTTTATGTGAAACTCTTGGGTCTTTAGACTCTGGAATTGAGGTGAGTAATATGTCTGATTTTGATACCGTTATCGGCTCGTTCTGTCCGGAAGGTGCAGATTGTGTGTCTTGTGATCTGAAAACAACTTTATATCTATATCTGCCAGACAAGGCCCCTGCTGATGATATATTAAAATCGTCAAGGCATATGGTCTGGCTATGGTCTGAAGTGTTGTGTATTGTTATGTTGAGGCTCACAATAGACCACCACCCTGCTGTGTCGGTATCGTCTCCTACTCTTACAAAATCACTTTTCTTCCAGGTTATCTTTGACCAGTTTCTTCCTCCTGATGCCAAGTCTGATTGTTTAAGTGAGTATGTGTAATACTGGTCTGTCCCGTCTGCGCATACAAATGTGACTGTGATCTTGGCTATGCTTCTCTCACTGTTCTTTGAGTCCTGATATAACCAGAAAGAGAATTCGTCAGAATCATCAATTAAAGTTCCGTCTGCATACTGGCCCGTTCCAAACGCTGCCGGCCACTCACTAATAGCAAAAAAAGCGTGAAAGGCTGTATGGTCAAGGCCATAAGAAGTAAAATCTCTGTTTTGACTATTAAAAAAATCAGGAAAATTAAGGGATACTGTTGTTGTTGAATTATTATTAAGCTTCAGCTTCATACACTGAGATCCGGTCCTTATACTTCTGTCTTTATCGTATGTAATCTTTGTATTGTCAGGGTTGTCCTCTTCGTCTGAGGCCCATTGTACCCAATTTTCACCCGATATAAGCTCAACAGATTTATTGTCGTCCCTTACCGGCGTAAACCCTACTACGTTTGCTGCTAAGGCAAGCCCGTCTATTGCCAGGTCGACTATTGGCTCAAATACATCCAGGTCTACGTTTGGTGTCCAAGTATTAAGCGCGTTCCAAACCCCCCAACAGTCCTGTTCAAAAGGCCATACGCTCTGACTAAAAGTAGCCACACTCTTTACTGCGGTCTTTGGTTTTATTCGTAAGTTATCAAAAAGTACATAGTTTGAGCTTCCTGTATGCTGTTCGCTTGATCCGAAAAACTGTATCCCTATCCTTATTTCGTTCACATCTGATAATACCGCTTCTGCAGACGCTATGTCCGCAACGTCCATATCATAAACTCCCCATATTGGATTGACCGCGGCCCCTCCAAAATCTGTTGATGCTGTAAATAGCGAGTAGGCATAATCAAACCAGTGGTTAAATCCTAAAAGCTGGCCTATTGGTATCTCTACTGTGGCCCATCCTTTGTTCACAAGGGTCTGGGAATGTGGCCTTATTGTTGTGTCTAATATTCTATGTAGGGCCTGCAGGGTATATTTAGACCATCCAATCCATTTCCCCGCAGTATTAAACATTTGAAGTGATATAATACAAGATCCTGTTGCCTCTGCCTTGGTCGTTCCTGACTTTACAAAACACTCAAAGGCAATACAGTCAGACAGTTTGGTATTTGCCATTCCGTCTCCCCATGTGGTGTAGTCTTTTCCACCAAGGGCAGTTGCATATGTCGCAACACTGTAAAGACCTCCGTTATTTACTATAAAAACTTTTCCGGAGCATAAGCCTGAAGTGAAGTGCGGTACAGGATTGTCAGAATCGCCCCTTTCATACGACCTTCCAATTGGGTCTTGGTTCGGGTAAGCGTGTCCGCTGTCATTCCAATTACGCCATATAATAGACTCTGTTTCTTCAAAGCTCGATATTGGCATCCCAAGCTTACTTGCGTTTGGGCCTGTTTCTTCTATCCTTAAGTAGTCAAAATATGCTACCAATGTTTTTTGGTCCTCTGAACCGACTATCCCCGTTGCTTGTGTTGCACACCCTACTCTTATTGCAGCAACTTCAGCCCAATTTATTGTAAAATCATTGTTTAATGGGTTCTTAACACTGTTAAACACAACTTTTGGTATTTTTATCCTGAACGTACCACCAGAAGATCCTCCGCCAAAACCTGCATATACAAGCTGATCTCTCCCAAGTTTATAAGACGCAAACTTTTTTGTTCCTGAAAAATCTCCGTCTTCAAAGTCAATCTCAATCATCATATATCCGAGGTATGCCATGCCTTGCTCAACCGTAAATGAACATGATATGTAGTCATATATGTCAGATGAAAGTGTGGAGTGGCCCGGATACTTTGAAAGGTCTAATGTGGTTGTGAAATTTAATATAGAGCCTTGATATTTTTCTGTCAAGGCGGTGCGCTCTATTGTAAATTTAAGTGCTGTGTTGTTGCCCTTTACGTCTTGCCTGTTTATTCTGTCTTCCCAGTTTGTTACTCCTGAAGATCCTGTTGAAATAACCCCCTCTCCGAGAGTATATGTATATTTTGCGCCAGTAATTCCTAAATCATAATAATCATCATCGGCGGCGGCAAGGACAGGGAAATCACTTATTAAAAGTTTTCTTGTGGGCGATTCTATGCCAAGCGTGTACGCTTCTGAGTCTGCCAGGTCTGTAAAATAAGCCCTGTCGTATTCAAGTGGCGGGTCGACACCGTTTGTTATTATAATTTTATTATTAAAGTTTGTAAGGACAGGTATTACCGTATTTCCGTCAGCGTCAGTTTCACTAAGTGTAGAATAAATTACCTTAACTTCTTCCCATTCTGTATCTCCGGCGTTTCTTTTTGCAAGCCGTATGTTTGCGGCTTCAACGTAAAGTAAATATCTTTCCTGTAATCCTGTAATGGTGTGATATAGATACTCACCCATAGCAATACACTCAGACGTAAACACAAGGTCTGCTATTTTTGCACTACCGGCCCTTGTTTCCGGTACTCCATCATCAAGTATTATGTTTTGTCCTGTTGAATAACAGTTTTCAGGGATTAAGTGAGGTTCTATTGCGGTAGAAAGACCACCAGAGAAGTCTGTGAGCCTGTGCCTTGGTTTGTCGTTTTGAGACATTCATTACCTGCTTTCGATTCCATTCGGATAGCTATCTGATGTAGGCATACCGGTTGTGTCGCCCACTGTCTCGTTTGTCTGCATTACAGATACGCCATCTTGAAGAGAAAATATGTATCTTTTTACGTCCCTGATATCAATAAGTCTGAATTTTGCTAAAAGTCTCTCTGACTCAAGGTGATCTCTTTTTTTGAAATATGCCCGGCCAAGGACATAGTTCATTGTTTTTTTCTGGATCATCTCATCTAACGCAGGTGAGTCAGTCACGTCCGCATCCCCGTTATGGTCTGGAATAGCCCATGCCTTGACCGTTAAAACCTCAGTCACGGAAGGCACTTGATAAAATCCTATCCTGTTTGAGCTTTCCCCCCGTACTGGGTAATAATTTAGTACGTCCCCTTCACGTTTCGGCCATTCTTCATCAATTTTGTTCAGAGCGTCAGTTGTGATGGGTCGTATCTTTTCACCCGTAGAATCTCTGATTTCAATCACACGGCCAAGGCCACAAGGAAGTGGGTATTCACCCTGGCTAGGTGTTAAAGTCAGCGACCTTGTTATTTGTGACAGTCCGGTTTCTCTTACAAGTTCAATTGTTGCGTCAACAAAGTGCTTTAAAAGCTCAGAATCCTCAAAAAACTTATTATTCAAGGTTGAAGGATCTCTGAGTTCTTGCCGAACGTCATCTATGAGGTTTTGATAAGTCCACATTATTTTTTATTCCAGCTACATCCAACGCAGCTCAAGTCTTCGCAGTTCTGAATTGGGCAGCTTGCAGGTCGTGTATCAAGACCGTCAAACCCGTCAATAAACGGAGCTGTTACTGTTTTCTTTGGTAACGCAGCTTCTTTTTTTTCTTCTGATTTTTTCTTCACCTTGTCTCCTTAAAATGAGGCGGGTTTTACCCCGCCCCTAGGTTTATGCTGCTGGTTCTGCCAAGTACGGATAATCTATTGCTGCAAGATAATGCGTACCGGCTTCTGCTTTCTGAGCATGGCCAAGAGTGATCCCCTGTACGGGTATTCCACCGGCATCGTCCAAAACACCCGGAGTAGTCGTTACCTGAAGCAGTGTTCCTGCTAATGCGCTTGCAAGAACCCTTGTCGGGCCAGCTTTAGCTTTGATAAGGCCCCAGATATACTGATACTGAGTGGTGTTTGAAACAACTGCTGCCATTGCGATTGCACAATTAGATACCAGCTTTCTTACCGCAACACCGGCACTTACGTTGTCTCCCTGATCTCCAACCTGCGATATTTTACTCACAGACAGGCAGTATAGTCCAGTTCCTTCTGTCTTAGCAGTTGCAGGATAAGTTAAGCCTGAAGATGTCTTTTCAACACCCCATTCATCAACATAAATTATGGTAACAGGTATTGCACCTGCTGCTGTTCCTGCGGAGGTTAGTGTAATCTCCTGCGGAGTGGTCAGAGTTAAAGTAGCCGTTAAAACCAAATCACCAGTTCCTTCCAAATCCTGCGCTCCTGCAAAATGGTCTACATCTGCAGCCATAGTCTCAACAGGACAAACCCCTTCAAACTGAGAATACGCACAACCAAAAGAAATGTTTCCAATAGTATCATCACCGATCGTAATACTTATGATCTTAGTACACCAGATGTCTGTTTCAACTGTGGTTGCGTTTGGAAGAGCTGTAGCAGTTGAAGTCTGCTCTTCACCGTCAAGATCCTCATAAACTACTACATAAGTCTTTGTTCCTGCCGATTCATTACTGGCTGCTGTCACAGACAGTTTGATTGCAGGGTCAAATGTAGTTTTTGCAAGGGTCATGGTTGCTTTTTCAGATATATCCATCGTCTCGGCTATGGCTACATAATCGTTGTCCGGACAAAGAATGTGCTGACATACAAGGTCGTTAAGTGTTATGGCTGCGTCCTGTTTAACTCTCAGGTATTCGTAGATGTTTCCTTTTTCATCTACAACCTGTTCCCCAATCTCGTAATGAGGAAAGGTGGTTGCAACCGCACCTTTAAGTAGCTGTTCTCTCTGCATTAATCTCATGTTAGAAAAATTACTCATTTTATCCCCCTTCCTATGTTCTGTTAGTTATATCTGCATCAACAACAACACCGAGTTTCCGGCGGGCAGAAGTAACAAGGTTAGCGATTAACATTATTTGTGCAATTCTGGCATCCTGATTTGCGGGGCGCATGAAAGGCGTTTTCTTGAAGTCCTTGCCTTTACCAACTACCCAGTGTAAAAAGTTCTTATTCAGGAAGTAACATGCTGCCACGTTGTTACTTGGGGCTGAAGCTGTAACGCATGCCTCATCCCAGCTGATCGGAACGTCATTATACATGATGTTCTTGAACCCTGCGTCAGCAAGGTCTTTTGATCTGTATCTTTTCTGCCCGGTCATTCCCAACATATACTGCTGGTAAAACAACTGATTTGATACTGCCATGTTTGGCTCACGCTTATTTCTTGCTCCGCCGCCCTTGGAACAGTTCTCATACAATTTTTCCATTGCATCCCATGCAGTTGGGGATACTCCGGTTGTTAAGCTTGGAACCCATGTAAGGGCAGTTCCATCGTTTCCCTGTGCCTTGTTTCTCCACCATGTATTTGTTGTCTGGTCGATTGCTCCAATTTTACCATCCCCATAACGGCCAAGGGTTGCAGAAGTCGGGTCTTCGGGAACGATGTTCATTAATCCGTCAATCTGTTTTCCAAGATATGTCGGAGATCCGTACATTGCATCATTTAAGTCTTCAGACATGCTATCTTCCGCATCGTCAAAAAGTGCCTGAACAAGCGGGATCATTCTGCCAAGGCCTGAGTTTTTAAACTCTTCAAGGCCTGAAAGAACGATTGAATATGCAATCTGGTTCCATTCCCACCATGATTTAGTGAGAGGGTTAGCCGGGTTTGTGTCAAGGAGATCAGAATCACGATACCATTTTCCTGAGGTTGATCGCCTCATTCTTACAGGTATTTCAATTCTTTCACCACCGTCTCTTGTTTTTTTGTAACCTTTTTGGCTCAGTATATGTATAATTACATTCGCCTTGCTGATATTATCAACGACTTTGGTCATATACGAATTACCAGAGGCCGTTAGGACGGTACCATAATCTCTACTTTCTGATGTTTCCACGATTTACTCCTGTTCCATAGTCCTTAAAATACTCCACCGGCCTGTCTTACAGCTTCTTCAAAGTCATTGGGCATTACCTCATTTTTAGCTGAGTCTTTGCCCTTCAGCTTGGATTTTAAATTCACTTCTTTACTTTGTTTGGTTTTGTTAAGCGATAAACCCCGCCGATACTCTGATTTGGCTATTTTTTCACCGCATTCCACACGGTATGCCTGTGGATATGTAAGTCCTTTTTCGGTTAATTTAATTATTGCCTCTTTGCTTTCACCTGCGAATTCATTTTTTTTGTCAGCAAAAAACGCATCCCTCTCTTTTTTGGATTCATTTCCTAAAAGAGTGTTTACCTGGTCCTGCAATTTTGCAAAAACAGGCTCCATTTTTTGAATTAGTCTGTTTTCAGCTATTTCCGAGGTCATCTGCAGAAGCTCTTTCTCCCCCATATCTTCAAGCTTCATGTCCTTGGGAAATTCTGTCATTAATTCCTGAGAATTGTCTGGGTTCAATCTGTCAGAAAGAAGTTTTTTAAATTCCGGCATCTCCATAAGCTGTTTATAATTTGCATTTTCAGCTTTCATGGTTTCTAATTCACCACTTGATGCTTTCTGGCTTTCAAGGGCTTTTTGATGATCTTCAAACGATACTGCTTCTTTTTTTTCCGGATCTGTTTCGCCTTCTTTGTCTGGGTCCTCTTCACCCTCAGTTTCTTCTTCGGGTTCCCCTTCTTCTTCTGGCTTCTCTTCTCCGGTTTCGTACTCGTTTTCAACTCCCGGATCATCTGCAAAACTTTCCTGCCCTGAAACTACTTCTTCTAAACCTTCCATTTAATTCTCCTTTTCATTTCGGCCCCCAATTCCTCCTGATAATAAGACTTTTTGCTCTCCCTTTCGGGGTCTTCGCTAGTCTACAGGGTATAAATCATGCTCGCCCTTCCGGGGTCTTCGCCTTTTTTTGGTTCTGGCCTGTTGGTAAAAAATATAACGTCTTGCCCTGTACGTCAGGCTTAACGTCTGTTAAAGACTCTTCAAATTCTTCTATTCCACGTTCTTTCATCAAGGCTTTTTTGTGGCCTTTGCTTGTTACCATAACGCCCGGCAGTCTTCCGGCTCCACCAAAGTTTTCCATATACGGCTCCCGGAAATAAACACCGTCTATTTTTGACGCTATTTTTGGGATATCTTCTGAAATTTTTACCATTCGCTGTAATTTTTCGTCCCATTTATATCTTCCGGATTTAAACATTTTCTACTCCTATCTGCGGAGGTGCGTTACCGGCCTCTATTGCGCCTTGTGCCTGATTCATTTCTTCCGGTGCGTTTAGCCAGTTTTCAGGGTCGTCTACTATTTCATACGGCTCAAGGGCATTTGTTTTTAATTTTGTTTGGTTTATTTGCTGATCGTCTCTGAACAGTTCAAGGAGTTCTCTTGATTCTGCTTTCTTTCTCATTACGTCCGGAGGTGCGGCTGCAAGAATATCAACGTCAACTTCAGTATATCCGGCAAGGTCTTCTTTGTTGTAAGTAATCAGTGCCTTGTTTTTCTTATCATATACAAATCTTGTTGAGTCGTAGTTTTCTCTCATAAGGGCTACTGCTATTTCAGCGTCTTTTTCTGCAAAGTCACCAAGGGCATCTTGAAGGCTTGAAATTCCCAAAGAAGACCCTTGCTGAACATAACTTGCTTCGGTTGCTGTGGCTTCGCCTCTTGGCATTACTCCGCTTTGATATTCTCCGATTCTTGAAAGGAGTTTAAAAAAGTGAAACATATTCTCTGCAACTGGATATGCTGCCGGATCCATTGGCAAATCTTGAATCGGTTTTATCTCTATATCGTCATCTGTTTTACAAATATACCCATCATAACCAGATATCAGGGCTTTTTCTGCTTGTGGGCTGATACTGTCTGAAACCTGGTAACCTCTTCCAAAAGTCTTCAGGTGATTTATTCTCATTGATTCTGTTTTGTTTATTACCTGATTCAAGGGGATTAGTTTTTTTGTTGGGCCGGTACAATATAGCTTGTCGTCATTCATCCTGAGCATGTTAATTGGGAAAAGATTTGTGCTTCCAAGTGGCCATTCACCTGAATAAATCCATTTGTTGACCCCGGGTATCATCATTCTGTGTCGGCCTTCGCCCCGGTCGTAGACGTTAATTACTTCTACTTTTGACTGATCCGATATTTGAGATTGAGTCATATGGTCGGTAAATTTTGGCGTATAGGACGGTTCAAGGTCTTTTGGTACATCTAGTTTTTCATTCCTTTTTATTACGTTCAATGGGATGTACTGCCTCATAAACATATAATCTGCGTCCCATTGACCATGTGCGTCCGGATCCATTGTTACATCATCCCAAGGGGTATAAATTCCAAATATCTCATCTTTGCTTATGGCGCCGTTCTCCGGTAGGCCATTAAAGTTGTATCCCCACGACCTATACCCAAAACCCACAATCAGGGCTTCAAGTAGAATTCTTTTGGTCATTGCCTTGTATTTTATTTTTTTAAGTATCTGTGGGAAAATAATGTTTAGGAGTTTTGATGCCTCTTGCGGTCCGGAGAATTTAAATGCTGGATTTTTGAAATATACACTGTCTCTGAAGATATCAACTACTGTTGCAATATAATTTATTGTTACCTTGTCGTATGTTGTTACAATTCCGTCCCAATGATCTCCGTCGTAGACTCTTAATTGCTCATCAATCTGTGGGTGATGCTCCTTCAGCTTATCAAGGGACTTGTCCCATCTACCCATCCATGCGCTGTGCCCCGGTGATAAAGAGCGTGATATCATAGTTTCTCCGTTGTTTACTTATGTTCATAGTTGCTAATAGAGTACAGAGTCAAGGGTTTTTTTAGGTGCGTTACGAATTAAATCCTGCCGGGAATATTAAATCAGCCTCGTTTTGTCTTTTCGGCATGAGTTATAAAGTTTTTCCAAGGCGTCCCAATCTGGCCTTAACTTCTCATTTGGTGTGGTTGACCTGCTCCACCACTTTATAGCGGACTCCCTTTTTTCTATTATTTTTCTGATATATCTTCTGGCTATTTTTTTTATTTGCCTTTTTCTCATAATTACCTCCCTTGAACACGGTTTGTTCAGATATGAACACGATTTGTTCAGCCTATTTGGACACGATTTGTCCTTATTTGGACACGATTTGTGCATCACTGCACGTGATTTGTGCATCACTGCGTTATCAACGCACCTAAACTACTATTGTGAATTCATCTTTTTTGTTGTCTGATCCTATAATAAAGTCGCCTTGTGGTTCACTTCTTCCTTCCATAAGTCTCATGTACTCACCCATGGTTGTTCTTTTATCCTTCTTTTTTTCTTCTTTTTCATATTTCTTGGGCATTATGTCTTTAAATCCCTGCCATGCGAGGCCCCCGGAGAAGATTGTATCGTCTTTTTCGTTATCTGCATGCTCCATTTTACCGGAATCTTTTCTCACAAATGTCTTGGTTTGAGCTAAAGTCTTACTGCTTAATATCTTTATGAACCCGTTTTTTACCCCTCGTTTAAAGTCAAATATTAGCGTTCCCCTCGTTCCAGTTGTTGTTTTCCATCCGTATTCGTTTCTTTTTGTTTTTTTCTTCTTGTCTATTACTTTTTTTAGGTAAATCTTGCCTTTTTTATATTCGTTCCTCAGGGTTATTATCAGTATTCCCCCGGATGTGTTGTTTGTTTCGGGTACTACTTTTGCAAAATTATACCACTCCATTAGTTTTATGCAGTTCAGCGTAAACTCTTCCGGATCTTCAATGTTTGTTCTGTACTGAGCACACTGTATCCCGGTATTTCTGCAGAATATGTCACAAACAGAGTCCTCTTGACCAAGGCCCTCACCGCTGTCAATGCCTGCAACGTAGGTCATTCTTGGTTCCGGAACCCTCCAAATTGAAAGAGGCCCACCCCTGAATTCTTTTAAATCTTCTATTTTCATGCAAAACCGCCCACAAATATTGGTTCTTCTATGGTCTTTTCTATTGCTGAGTACACCTGCTGCCCAAATATCGGTGATCCACTCCTTAAGAAGGCTTCTTCAGGTGTGGTTGGGAATTCCTGCTTAAATGCGTCTTCCCCATTTACGCCTTCGCCGGAGTCCATCTCTTCAATTTTGTTTCTTCTCCACTGCAGTTGGTTGTCTGTTATTTTGAAAGTGTCCTGCAGGTCAAGTTCATCTTCTGTTTTGTCTTTTAAGATTATTATTTTCCCTTGAATAACATATTCCCAATGAACAAACCAAGGCACGAAGGTAAAATTGTACGTTCCTTTTCCTTCAAGGCACTTTGAACATTGCCTGTAAAACCAGCCTGTCGTCCCGTTTCCTGTTGATTCAAATATTTTTATACCCGGAAGTCGTGGTAGAATAGCGGTTAAAAGTCCTTTTTTCTTCCAAAAAGCTACTTCAGTTCCTATAAAAAAGTTTACCGGGTCGCCTCGGCCTATGTCTGTTGATGATCCTGCAGTCTCAATATATACTTTCGATCTATTTTCAAGCTCAATATAATCCATTCTATTTCTGTTGTATCCCGGGAATGACATATACTGATTTTTTGATTTCTGGGCCACTTCAACAAATCTCTTCCCCCTTGCAAGGAGTTTTTGTGCAAGGGTTTCTTCGTGCGCCCACAAAACCCCCACTGTATTATCAACTGACATTGCCCTTGCCATTCCAAATGCCAGAGCCAAGGAAGACGATCCAACTGAGGCCGCTTTAAGGTTTAAATGACCTGCGTTATCACCGCAGCTGGCCCATCTGTTCAGGAGTATTTTTTGGTGGTTGTAAAGCGAATACGGGACTTCCGTTGCTTCCTTGTCAATTATTGTGAAGCAATTTTCTATTATTTTTGAGTAGAAGTTATCCATTTTTTGCGTAATATTCCGCTGCCTTTCTTGCGGCTCCCGCTGAAGCGTAGCCCAATCTTTCTGCTATTACCGTCCAGGTCAGCCCTTCTTGTTTTAACTCCCAGGCTCTTTTCTGCTTAAAATAATTCCCTTTCAAATCCAGACCCCTCTAAAATGATGTTTTCCTCTTCCTCTTCTTCAAAAGGCTTGCCAACCTCTTCTTCATAGGCAGTTTTAATGCTGTTCACATCATTTTCTGTGTTTTTTACTATCTCATTTCTGGCAAGGTCCTGTTTTTTGAAATACTCATTACAGAATTTATGTCCTTTGAGTTCCGGCCATGAGTAGAAGATTCTTTCTTCTTTTCCCTCGCTTACTACTGACATATCGTAAAAGTCTCTTTGAGGGTACATTTCCGCTGTCTGCATACGGGCTATTCCAAGGTTTTCTACTCTCAAGGCTTGTATGTCGTCTGGTATTCTCATATTACCTCCTTGCACACTCATGCGTTTCGAGTAGTTTGTTTTCGATTAAGAACTTTTGAACCTTTTTTCTCCATGCAAGTTCCTTGTGGTCATAAAAGTTGTTGCTTCTTGTTTCCTTTTTGAAAAGTTCAAGGAGTAAAGTCATTGCTTTTGACACCGGTTCTTTTTTGACTTCGACTGCCGGCGCTTTTTTTACTTCGACCGCTTCCTTGTCAACGGAAAGATCCTGATCCGGTTCAATGGTCATAGCATCATCAATCTTGCTTTTGGTCATCATGTCATTTAGACTTTTTTCCAGTTGATCCACCAGTAGCCTCCTTTCCTGATAAAATCTTTGCAAGATCCATTACAATCTTAACCTTGTCTTCAGCATTTGATATTTTCAAGGCGTTAATTTCTTCAGCTTTTTTAACTTTACTTTCCCGTTCAAACAGCTCTGCAATCTTTTTATCAATACTTCCGGCATTTTTTTTGAGGACAGCGTTTTCAACCTTGATAATCTCCATTTCAGCTATTTTGGCTTTTAACGCACCTACCTCTGAAAGCCCTGCGTCAATTTCAATATCGGCCTCCTTAAGCTTTGTTTCATTATTCTCTACTGCCCGGACAATGTCATCTCCGCATCTTTCCCTTATTATCTCTAATATCTGTTCAAATTTCATACCTTCTCCTTCCAGCCTCTTGAGGCTAAAAATTCGTCTACAGTTTTAAAATTCTGTTTTTTCACTTCTTTTCCGTTCTGAAAATAAAATACATTTACTTCTGTGTCACAAAAATCTTTTTTAACTACAATTTTAAATCTCTCGGTTAATTTTATAAATGTGTTTTTTTCAAACCTGTTTTTATCAAACGGCCCCTCTTCGGCTAGTTTCACGTGAAACAACATCCTGTCAGCTTCATAGGCTATGCTTGAGAGCGATTCAGCCCAATCTTGGTATGCTTCTCCCGCTTCTTCTGATTCAATGTCTATTCTAGCCACATCTCTTAGAAATGTTACTACTCCAGGGTGTATTTTTTTTCCATTGTGTTCGCCTTTTGTGTAATAAAATTTCATATTATTCCCCTTCTGTGCATCATTGCTGTTGTGTGATATAGGTCCAATATACCCATCCTGTTAAGTAGACTCAGATACAGCCAATTATAAGCCTCTTCTGGATCTTTAAAATATGTCAGGTCACTTTCTAACCACGAATATGAAAAAAGTGTTAGATTAACCCATTCCATTATTTTTTCAGGTTGGATCCATGCCGGTAATAGAATATTCCAGAAATCAAATATCACCATAACGTCTTGGTTACACGGCCGTACTTTATTAACGCACTTTGTCAGATCAATTTTTAAGTCCTTAATGTCATAGCTTGAAATTGTAATCATATTCTTCTCTCCCCACTATAAGCTTCATAATCCCCATTCAAGGCTAAAAGCCAGCCATATTCAAATCCAACAATTATTGGGATATCAAACGCACATAATTTTTTCTGTTTAACAAAAAAAAGCTGGATTGTTTTATACCCATGTTCTGCAATTGCTCGAACTCTGAACCTTGAAGAAGGTTTTAATATTGTAATGTATCTTTGATACGTCTCCCTCGAAACACATAAATGAGCCCTATTTTCGGCCCTTCTTCTTAAGTCCTCAGCAAAAGCCTCATCATTCATATTGTTCTCCATCCAAGGAACTTATGTTTGCTTTCAAATTTCCCCTTGATCCATTTTAAGATTCTACATCCGCGACAAAAAGGCATTTTATTTGACTGTCTTAAGTGTCTTATGTCGTTTATCACCTTAGCCTCCTATTAACTTTAATAATTAAGATAGTAGTAATAGTGTTGCCCTATTTCTGTGTATAACTCAGTTAAGTGTATAGCATATCTTTGTAATTTCTCATAATAGCCTGTTGGTAACTCTGTGGATAAGTTGTCTATAACTTTGCCTTGGAGGTGATAAATATTCTCTCAACATTATAATAAACAGCCAACTAACATGCTCTCAACCACAATGTAACACTGCTTCTTCTGGTGTAATTTCCATTTTTACTACTATAACCGGTTCTCCAAACATTGCTTCAGTCATTACCTCATCCCAAATTGTTTCAGCCTCAGCGCCCAGCACCTCCATACGGCCAATTAGGTCCTCCTTTTCCGCCATCGTCAGATTTCTACCAGCATTATAGGGGATCCCGCTGAAACCCGCTATCTGGGACCGCTTACTTTTATTCACAAATCCACCACCAAAGTTTAAGGATCTTGTTTAGACATCCCGGTCAATAACCACCACCCCATACTCCCGCATCCTTCTGCTATCCAAAACTATCCTATTTCCGTAATACTCAATCTGACCTAAATAGCAAGGCCCCTGACAACGGAAGAACTGAGCAATTAATTTGTTTACTCCTTGGTAATATTCAAATCCCATGATTGCACCATCCCCATAACTTCCGAACCTTGTTTTCGATGTATCTGAGCAACGCAGCATAACGCAGCTGTAAAAAACGACCTATGTAGGAATATGGCCATCTACCTCCACGCTGCCATTTTCGAAACCCCCCTCCCCCCCTTCGGTGAAAAAGGAAAGTCTTGTACCCTTGGTGTCTTTGTAACATCTGAATCACAAGGGGCGCGGTGCCCTGCTGCGTTGCAGGTTGCGATCTGACTACGGGCGCAGCGGTCAGGCCGTTGGTGCTTGGTGGGGTGCTACCTCCTTGGTGGTGTGGCCTACTCACAAGGGGCGCACTGGAAACAGGAGCTTGAGGTTGCCCTGTGCCTTGCGTTCTCTGCTCTACCCTACCCTTGGTATGGGGTTGAACCGCACTAGATAATCTCATGGCTTCCCTTTCTTTTTGTTAGGTGCGTTAGTGCCTTGGCCATATCATCGGCCGCTGCCTGCGCCCGGGCCTTGCCTTCAGGGGTGGAAACAGGGGGATTTATGTGCAAATCTGCACAATCGGCCACCTTCCTTCCACCTGCTTCTACAATCATAACAGATTCTGCGCAGTTGGGTAGTGTGGTATTAATATCCTTTGGTGGGTTCTTCACTCTCAGGTCTGCATTTAGGTCGGGGATACTAACAATTGCGCCTGTGTTTAGATCTTTGTAGATTTGAGATACGCTCTTAACTACTGCTGTATCCTTTCCTGATTCAAGGGGCGCGCTGTTCCTTCCGACTTCCCCGGCCATTTCAGCGACTAATTTTGCAGCTTGGGTGCTTTCGGAGCTTGCATTTATTAGTGCGTGGGTGCGTTGAAACCGGGTTACTTCCAGGAGGTCATTGGTTAGTTTGTCCATTTCTTTCTTAAATGCTGGCTTCCTGGTTGTCCCTAGATAGGCTTGCATAGTCATTTCAAGGTGCGCGCACATCTCCCGGGCTGTATATTCTGGATACTCTGCGAGTCCATTTATCACCCTTCGGTCCTTCTCTGTTATCTGGTCGGGCTTTGAATCTGCCATTTATAATCCTATTTCCTCTTTTGTTTTGCCAAGGGCCTGTGATATCTCCGCTGCGTTACTAACGCACCCACCCAAATGGATGATTTTGCTTAGTTTGTCCGGTGTCATGCCTATACTTAAGGCGAAATCGGACTGATTCTTATATTCTGGGTGTTCGATGATCGCCACTTTTAGTTTTATGTTCATAATTA